TAAAGCCCCGAAGATGGTTGTGCAAGAAGTAGTTCAGCCATATCTAGAAATTACAAATTTACAAAATGTTGCAACACAGAGTAGATCTGGTAATCTTACATATACAATAAAACCTAAATTAGTCTCCGGAGCAGCATTAGGTACTAGTACTACTACTAACGCTGCTGTAATAGGATTGCCGGATGCTGCCCAAGTATCAATGCAAGGCCAATTCTCAATGAATACGCCACCATCCCAATATGGACAAATCTTCAACCTGAATCCAGTATCGGTTGCAATATCAAGAGGAGGGTCGGCGGGAAGTGGTGTAGCAGGAGCAGTTGCAACAGGAGTGTTAACACCTGAAGGTCCAGTTAGGGGAGGCGTCATTTCTAATGCAGTACCATTTCAAGTAATACAGACAGTGTCAGTATTTGAAACAAGTCAGCCATTTTTTACAACGGACATGAATATTGGTGATATACTTACAATACATGAACCTTTAATAGATGTGCCTAAATTTACA